ATGAAGGAATACGGCATAACCGCACCGCTTGATCAGGCGATGTTTATTGCCCAGATGGGGCATGAAAGCACCAGATTTACCCGGCTGGTGGAGAGCCTGAATTACGCGGTTGAAAACCTGGTACCGACGTTCGGTAGCCACCGCATCACGCAACAGCAGGCCGCCGCACTTGGCAGAACGGCAACGCAACCGGCAAACCAGAAAGCGATCGCCAATCTGGTATACGGTGGTGAGTGGGGAAAAGTACACCTGGGCAATCAGGTAGCCGGTGATGGCTGGAAATATCGCGGTCGCGGGCTGAAACAGGTTACCGGCCTGAGCAACTACCGCAGTTGTGGCCATGCTCTAAAACTTGACCTTGTTACCCATCCGGAGCTGCTTGAACAGGATGAATACGCCGCGCGCTCAGCTGCATGGTTCTTTGCCTCCCGCGGTTGCCTGCTTCATTCCGACGACGTAGAGCGCGTGACGCTTCTTATCAATGGCGGCAGAAACGGGCTGGATAAACGCCGTGCGCTGTTTAACCTGGCGAAATCGGTACTCGTATGAAGAAGTGGTTAAGTCTCCTGATTCCTCGTTGGGAAACTGACACTGTAGTTTTACAGGTCAGGGGGGATGAGCTTCACATTGTCTGTAGCTACGAGGATATAGATCCCGGCGAAATGTTTGACGGCATGTGCGAGCTTAAGACCTTCACTTGGCTGAACTGGTCATTTCCGTTTGGGGAACCTATCAACGTTCGCTCGTTTGAGCCAAAGGTAGAAGCATGAGCATTCTGGAAATAATCATTGGCGTTATAGGCGCTATATGTGTTGCCGCAGCTGGCGGCTTTGGTCTGGGCCATATCCGTGGCAGCAGTAAAGCAGAGGCTAAAGCCGACCAGCAGCGCACCGAAGATAACGCAGCGGCAACGGTCGCAGCAGCCGAACGTCGGGTAGAAGCAACGAAAGAGGCCAGCAATGTACAGCAGACTGTTAACCATATGCCTGGCGACGATGTTGATCGCGAGCTGCGTGACTCGTGGAAGCGTCCCGGTGGTGGTTGATACCACCTGTGATTGGGTAAAGCCAATCTACCTTACTGATAACGACATTGACGTTCTTGACCCCCAGACCAAGAAAGACATCCTGACACACAACAAAGCTTGGGAGCGTCAGTGCGGAATGTTTTGAATAAAGCCAGCTGGTGTATTATGAGATATAATCGCTTCCAAAAAAGGAGTCGGTTATGGTTAAGCAACAATTAGATGCAGATATGATTTCACTAGAGTCTATGATTGCCGCTAAAGATTCAGCACAGTATGCCCTTAGAACCATGCTTGCTACTGAAGAGGCTTCTAATTGGGCTTTCTGGATGCTTGTGATGACATCATTAGGTTTAGTATTTTCAATCGTAACTCTTTATTGCGCTTTCAGAGCGCTAAGCACTTGGCGAGAACAAGAGCAGTTGAAAGTGAAAGTTGAATTTAAAAAATCTTTAATAAAAATGCACGACATTTTGGTTGAAATGCCAGAGAGAAATTTGACGTTCCAATCCAATATTGGAAGGAATATTAAAGCTTCGACATTTGGCTCAAATGTAGAACCAAATGCAAAGGAACTAAAATCGTTTTATCAAAAAAAAGCACTTGAAGAAGAGTTTGCTAAAGCGGAGCATAACTGGGCGATTAGCGAAGAGTTGTTTATTGGCAGTAAAACTTATGTAGACTGGTCTGAATTCAAACAGCTTATCTTCAATTATACAAAACTTAATGCATCTAAAGGCGGGTTATGTGAGCTTTTAGATACTATGAAATCAGAATTGGTTATATTTAGGCCAAGGAAAAGCTTCTTACGTGTATCGAATAAATGGCTAAAAAAAGATAAAGCTAGTTGCGGTTTATAGGAGGTATGATGGCTAACGAAATGGTAACTACGGCTTCACAGTTCCCTTGGGCTTCAGTTGTCACAGCGGCGGTAGGGATTATTGGTGCATTTGGCGGTGCATTATTGACAAACTTTTTTTCCGAAAAACGCTGGGATAAACAGGTAAAACACGAACAAAGTAAAGAGAAGCTTAAATTTTTACAAACGAAAGGGGAGGAGACATTCCAAACTTTTAAAAAGTGGGAAAATGAACTATTTTTCTACAATGCCTCTAGAATAGGTTATTTGCAGGGCGCGGTTACTAAAGAATATATGATGGAAACCATTGGTGTGAATGTGACGCCTGAAACGCATATAAAATTAAACACACTGATTTCGTTGTATTTTGATGAGCTTTTTGGTGATTATGATTTGATTCGAAAACAAGTTGCACTTGTGAATGAATTATTCCAGAAAAGCTCACAGTGTCTTCCCAATATTGCAGGCGCGAACCGTATGATACATGAGGCACAGGTTTACCAAAGGCAATTTGAACATTTCGAGAGAAGGCTTAAATTAGCAATCAAGATTAGCTAAAGACATTTGAGCAGTTAATTCAATGGCAGCGTAAAAGCCGTGAAATAACCTGTGAGCTGCATGTCTTGTGCACATTATCTGTGGGCTGCTCGAATACGCATATCATTTACGTGCTAGCACAATGCATGTCGCATTATGCAGAGTTGAAAAAGCCGATCAAAGTGTGATTAATTACTGTGCCATGACGACTTGCCATGCCATTTTTTTGATTAAGCCGGAGTTGTCCGTCATTGGACATGATCACACAATTTTTCTGACATCCGGCAAAACGAACACGGGCGAAGATGAGTTTCAACCTCACAAGGTTAAAGCTGTCATTATCCCTTGGTAGGGATAGAAATTTGAGATCGATTATCATTTCAAAAGGTACTCCTTTCGACGCTGAACACCGAGGGGGCGAGGACACGCGGGAAACGGCTAGTTTTTTGCATTTTATGGGTTTCATCATCATCTGTTTAACCTCTTGATATTTCAGTCCTGATCCTTAGTAGGATGTCGAAATGACCATTTTTTGTTCACCATCATGGATAACGAACTCAAAAATTTCCGGCTGAATATCACGCAGCTGGCAGCCATTACCGATCTGCACCGCCAGACGGTCGCGAGCAAGCTTGCAAATGTTCAGCCGGCACCGGGCAGCAATCCAAAACTTAAGCTTTATGCCATCACCGATATCCTCAGGGAGTTGCTGACGAGTACCACACCGTCGGAGCTGGTGGACGTCGACAAAATGCTTCCCCCCGATCGTAAAGCCTGGTTTCAGTCGGAGCGTGAAAGACTCAAGTTTCAGCAGGAAACAGGGGAGTTGATCCCGGCGTCAGAAGTCACCAGAGAATTTTCCTCCATGGCAAAAGCAATGGTTCAGGTGCTGGAGACGTTACCCGACATTCTTGAACGAGACTGCGCCATGACCCCTTCCGCGGTTGTCAGGGTGCAGCAGGTTATTGACGATCTGCGCGACCAGATAGCCCTCAAAGTTGAGCAGGCCGACTCACCAGAACAGGAGGATATGCCAGAAGAGGAGTAAATCATGCGACAGGCCACGGCAGCGGAAGTCAGGCGTAACGCTTCCGCCATTCTCAAAGCCCCGCGCCGTATGCCTGTGGCTGAGGCGGTTCAAAAATTTATGCGCGTACCTATGGGAGCCGGTAACTCGGTACCGTGGGACCCTGCTGTCGCCCCCTATGTGATAGAGCCGATGAACTGCCTCGCGATGCGTGAATACGATGCGGTGGTGTTTGTTGGACCGGCACGAACGGGGAAAACGATCGGCCTGGTGGATGGCTGGGTTGTATACAACATTGTCTGTGACCCGTCCGATATGCTCGTCGTTCAGATGACCGAAGAGAAAGCGCGTGAGCACTCTAAAAAACGTCTGGCGAGAACGTTTCGTGTCAGTCCTGAAGTGGCGAAACGCCTGAGCCCGTTGCGAAACGACAACAACGTGCATGATCGTACTTTTCTGGCGGGCAACTATCTCAAGATTGGCTGGCCTTCCATCAACATCATGTCCTCGTCAGATTTCAAATGTGTAGCGCTCACCGATTATGACCGCTTCCCTGAGGACATCGATGGTGAGGGTGACGGTTTTACCCTGGCGTCCAAGCGTACCACCACCTTTATGTCCGCCGGGATGACTCTGGTGGAGTGTTCGCCAGGCCGGGACATTCGCGACAGCAAATGGCGCAGAAAATCTCCCCATGAAGCACCACCAACGACAGGCGCGCTTTCGCTGTACAACCGTGGAGATCGCCGTCGCTGGTACTGGCCGTGCCCGCATTGTGGTGAATATTTTCAGCCTGCGATGGAGGCGATGACCGGATACCGCGATGAACCTGATCCGGTAAAAGCCAGTGAGTCGGCTCATCTGCTTTGTCCGCATTGCAGCACCATTATCACCGCAGATAAAAAGCGCGAACTTAACGGGGTGGGTGTCTGGTTGCGTGAAGGTCAGAGTATTGACCGGGACGGCAAGATCACCGGTGAGCCACGCCGTTCGCGCATAGCGTCGTTCTGGATGGAGGGGCCCGCAGCCGCGTACCAGACCTGGGCGCAGCTGGTATACAAACTGCTGACTGCTGAGCAGGAGTATGAGGCTACCGGCAGCGAAGAAACCCTCAAGGCGGTTATCAACACCGACTGGGGGCTGCCGTACCTGCCGCGCTCGGCCAGCGAACAGCGACGCGCCGATGTACTGATGCAGCGTGCGGAGGATTACGGTAAACGCCTGGTTCCGCCGAAGGTGCGTTTCCTGCTGGCGGCCGTCGACGTTCAGGGCGGGAAAAAGCGCCGTTTCGTCGTGCAGATAATTGGTTATGGCGAAAACGGTGAACGCTGGCTGGTGGATCGCTACAACATCCGCCAGTCCCTGCGCTGCAATGAACATGGCGAGGCGGAGCCAGTCCACCCCGGCGCGTATCCGGAGGACTGGCAGCTGCTGGTCTCCGATGTGCTGGAAAAAACTTACGCACTTCAGTCTGACCCGGCGCGGCGTATGCCGGTGCTGGCCATGGCCGTCGACAGCGGCGGTGAGGAAGGGGTGACAGATAATGCCTATAAATTCTGGCGCCAGTGTCGCAGGGATGGTCTGGGTAAACGTGTCTATCTGATCAAGGGCGACAGCACAAAACGCCAGAAAATTATTACCAAAACTCACCCGAATAATACCGAACGCAGTGATCGTCGCGCTGATGCACGTGGCGAGGTGCCGGTGTATCTGCTGCAAACCGACCTGCTCAAGGATCAGCTCAGCAATAACCTTGATCGTGAGACCCCCGGTGCGGGCTATATCCATTTTCCCGACTGGCTGGGGGAGTGGTTCTACGAGGAACTGACCTACGAAGAGCGCGGCGTGGATGGCAAATGGCGTAAGCCAGGCAAGGGCGCCAACGAAGCCTTTGACCTGTTCTGCTATGCCCACGCCGTCGCGGTTCTGCGCGGCTACGAAAAAATTCGCGACTGGGAAAAACCTCCTGCATGGGCTGAGCCGCAGGATCTCAACCCAAATATTCATGAAGGGGAACGCCCCCGGGAGATAACCGTGAAAAAAAACAAAACCGTTCAGCCGCAAGTCAGGGCTGAGCCTGAGAAAGAAAACACGCTTTCCGGCAGCTGGCTGGGATCTTCCGGTAGGGGAGGAGGCTGGCTGTGAAGAAAGACGACATCTGGAGAACGCTGGTGATGGTGCGCCAGTCCTACCAGGACTCGCTGGACGGCAAGAGTATCTCTTTCACCGGCGTAAACGGTCGCGCCATTACCAACCACGATCCGAAAGCGCTACGCGATGAGCTCGAATACTGGGAACGTCGCTGGCGCGAGGTCAACAGCCGTGGTGGTTCGTACAAACTCGCTAACTTTCTGTAAGGCGTTCTATGGGCATTCTTGAAAGAACACTGAGGGCAATTTCCCCCGGGTGGGCCGCGGCACGTGAGCGGGATCGACTCCGGCTTAATGCGTATGAAGCGGCAAATCCGTCACGGCTGCACAAGGCGAAAAAGCAAAGCCAGTCGGCGGACACCGCTGTGTTTGCAGCAGGTCAGTCCCTGCGGGAACAGGCCCGGTGGCTTGATGAAAACCATGATCTGGTGATCGGCCTGTTCGACAAAATGGAAGACCGGGTAATTGGTGCCCACGGGATCCATGTTGAGCCTCAGCCCCTCGATCTGGAGGGGAATCTTCATTCCGATTTCGCCGGGAAACTTTCGGCGCTCTGGGCTGAATGGTCCGTGCGTCCTGAGGTGACTGGCATGTTTACCCGCCCGGAAGCTGAACGCCTGCTGCTGCGTTCAGCACTGCGTGACGGGGAAGTGTTCACGCAACTGGTCAGGGGGAATGTGCCGGGCCTGCAACATTCCACCTCCGTACCGTTCTCGCTGGAAATGCTGGAGGCGGATTTTGTTCCGTTCAACCTTAATAGCACCGCCGGCCAGCAGGTTCGCCAGGGCATCATCGTGAACAACTGGGGGCGTCCCGTCGGCTACCGCGTTTACAAGTACCATCCGGCCAATATGACGCGGTTCAGCGCTGAACTTAAAACCGTCTCAGCTGAAAACATGCTTCACCTTGCGCAGCGCAAGCGTCTGCACCAGTTGCGCGGTATCAGCCTGATCCACGGAGTCATTACCCGTCTTTCTGACATCAAGGATTATGAAGAGAGTGAACGCGTCGCCGCCCGTATTGCCGCCGCGCTGGGGTTCTATATCAAGCGCGGTGATGCGCAGTCTCTTGGTGACGACGGGGAGTTTTCACCTCCCGGCGGTCAGCGTCATTACGATATCGCCCCGGGCATGATTTACGACGATCTGCGCCCGGGTGAAGACCTGGGCATGGTGGAATCCAATCGCCCGAATGTTCACCTCTATGAATTCCGAAACGGACAGATGCGGGCCGTGGCCGCAGGCACGCGCGGCAGCTATTCCAGCATTGCCCGGGACTATAACGGCACCTACAGCTCCCAGCGTCAGGAGCTGGTGGAGAGCTTCGAAGGGTACAACGTCCTGCAACAGTGGTTTGTCGGCCAGCACAGCCGGCCCGTTTACCGCGCATGGCTGGCGATGGCGTTGTTGAGCGGCGTTGAAGTGCCGCCGGATGTGGATCCAAATTCTCTCTATAACGCGCTTTATCTCGGCCCGGTGATGCCGTGGATTGATCCGGGGAAAGAGGCTAATGCCTGGAAAGCCATTGTTCGTGGCGGTGCTGGTACCGAAGCGGAATGGGCACGGGCGCGGGGTAAAAACCCCCAGGAGGTTAAACGCCAGCGACTGCGTGAAACCGAATTTAACCGTCAACACGGGCTGGTGTTTGATTCCGACGCCGCCAACGACAAAGGAGCGATGCCAGATGCAACGGCAAAACCAAAAGACGATCGGCGCGAGCCGGACGATGATGATTAACCCCCGCGCCAGCCTGGCGGGTGTCGATGCGGCAAACGGTCAGTGCTGGTACGAAATCCGCGCGCTGTCCGCCGGGCGCGTCGAAATCTTCCTCTATGACGTGATCGGCGGCTGGGGCATCACAGCCCAGCAGTTCGTCGCGGACTGTAAAGACGCCGGGGTGTTTGACGCCAGCTCGGTGGATTTGCATATCCACAGCCCCGGCGGCGATGTCATGCAGGGATTTGCCATTTACAACACCCTGTCGCGGCTGAAAGCGAAAGTGGATATCTGGGTAGACGGGGTGGCGGCCAGCATGGCCTCAATGATTGTCTGCCTGCCTGGCGCCACGGTACACATGCCGGAAAACGCCTGGATCATGGTCCACAAACCGTGGGGCGGGATCGCCGGGGATTCTGATGACATGCGTGATTACGCCGCGTGGCTTGATCGTAACGAAGCCCTGATGCTCAGCGCCTATATGAATAAAACGGGACTGGGGCAGGAGGAACTGGAAGCGATGCTGAAAGCGGAGACCTGGCTTAACGGGGCCGAGGCAGTGGAGAAAGGTTTCGCTGACACGCTTGAACCTGAACTACAGGCTGCGGCCTGTGTGAATGAAAATAAACTGAAGGATTACCAGAACATGCCAGAACAGATTAAAACTCTTTTTGCGCCGCGCGCCGAAGCTCCGGTGAATCAGCCACAGCAGCCTGCTCCGGTACAGCAGCCCGCGTCGGTACAGGCGAACCTTAACCCGCCAGCGCCACAGCAGCCCGCACAGCAGATGACTAATATCGATATCACTGCGCTGGCCCAGCAGCTGCAACAGCAGATGCAGACGGCAAACGCGGAACGCGTGAACACGGTTTCCGCTGTTTTTGAGGCGTTCCCGACCTTCGCGACACTGAAGGCGGAATGTCTGGCCGACTTCTCCTGCACGGCGGAAAAAGCCCGTGACAGACTCCTCCAGGCGCTGGCGGCAGGAACTACGCCGAGTGCCGGTCCGGGTGCTATTCATCTTTATGCCGGAAACGGCAATCTGGTCGGTGACTCCATCCGTGCTGCGGTAATGAGCCGCGCGGGCTATGCGCAGGCTGAAAAAGATAACGCCTACAACGGTTATACCCTGCGTGAACTGGCGCGAGCTTCCCTTGTGGATCGCGGGATCGGTATTTCAGGCGCAGGGACTGCACAGGCGATGGTCGGCCTTGCGTTTACCCACAGCAGCAGCGATTTCGGCAATATCCTGATGGATGTGGCGCACAAGGCGGCGCTGATGGGCTGGGACGAGGCCACAGAGTCATTCGAACAGTGGACCCGTAAAGGCACCCTGACTGATTTCAAAACCGCGCACCGCGTCGGTCTGGAATCACTTGCATCGCTTCGCAAGGTCCGCGCCGGGGCGGAATATAAATATGTCACCATCAAAGATCGCGGCGAGCCGATTGCGCTTGCGACCTACGGCGAACTTTTCAGCATTGACCGCCAGACTATCATCAATGATGACCTGGACATGCTGACCCGTATCCCGCAGGCAATGGGCCTTGCCGCGCGTGCTACCGTGGGCGATCTGGTGTGGGCAGTTCTGACCAGCAACCCAAAAATGTCCGACGGCAAGCCGCTGTTCCACGCCGATCATGGCAACCTGGTCTCCGCCGATCTGAGTATCGAAGGCCTCGATACAGGGCGTAAGGCGATGCTGCTGCAAAAATCAGGCGACCGCCGTCTGAACATTCGCCCGGCCTACATGCTGACGCCAGTGGCCATCGAGTCCCGCGCTAACCAGCTGATCAAATCTGCAAGCGTACCGGGCGCGGACGCGAACAGCGGTATCGTTAACCCGATCCAGAACTTTGTGACGGTGTCCTCTGAGGCTCGCCTCGATGACAGCAGCCCGACGGATTACTACCTGACCGCCGCACAGGGACGCGACACCATTGAGGTGGCGTATCTGGATGGTATTGATACGCCATACCTTGAGCAGCAGCAGGGCTTCACCGTTGACGGTGCCGCGTTCAAGGTACGCATTGATGCCGGGGTGGCACCGCTTGACTGGCGCGGCATGGTTAAAGTCACCAAAAAATAACCACCGTCATCTGACGGTTTTTTTTACGGGGCGGCACATGCTGCTCCTTTTTTGTCTGGAGAGAAAAATGGCGAAAAATTATCAGCAGGATGGCAACACCCTTGATTTTCAGAATACCGGTGCGACCGATATTCATTCGGGTGACGCCGTGCTTTCAGGGGCACTGGTGGGGGTTGCTCACGACGACATTCCGGCAGGATTGTGGGGGGTGCTGCATACAACGGGGGTGTTCGTCCTGCCAAAAGCAGCGGAAGCGGTCACTGTTGGCCAGAAGCTCTATCTGGCAGACGGTAAGCTGACCGCGGAAGCTGGTGAGGAGGCAGCTCCGAATCCTCTGGCGGGCACGGCCTGGGCTGAGGCGGCGGCTGATGCGGATTCTGTTCCGGTCCGGCTTGGTTACTGATGAACCGCTTTCGGCAACGCCTGTTAAAAGCGGATGCCCGGATATCCCGGGCATTTGCCGAAGAGGTGCCAGCTGTCCTGTCTGTCGGTGCTGAGTTGCGTCCTGTTACCGTGATTTTCGAGACGCCTGATGTCCCGGTTGACGTGCCCGGCGGGGGGCAAATTCAGGATCGCTCTCCGGCCTTCAGCGCGATGACCGCTGATATCGTGGGGCTTGAGAAGCACCACGGCGTGGAGATCAACGGCACAGCTTATCGTGTGACGCACATCGGCGCTGATGAAGAAGGCCGTACCCGTGTCACGCTGGCGTATGGCGCACCGGGTAAGGTGCAGCCGGACATCAATAAGTGGAGCTGATATGGCGCGTGAGTCCAGACTGCGGCGGGATTTGCCCGTCGATATCGATGTGGATGCCATCTGGAAGATAGCGGAGCACATCGGTGCAACCCATAAACAGTTTCGGGCAGCGTATTCCCGTGCGCTGAAACGTACCGCCGCCACCTTGCGTAAAAAAGCGATGGCTGACCTGAAAGACGGGCTGGCGCCGCGCAGCCTGGATCTGGTGCGCCGGCGTCTGCTTTCCTTTCGTCTTGATCGCGCTTCTCAGTCACAACTGGATATTTTTCGTCTCTGGTTTGGTCTCAATGCCATCAAGGTAAAAGACCTGAAAGGCAGGATTAACGGGCGGGTCAGGCCTCACCATACCCGGCGGGATAAATCCACCGGGCGGTATATAAAGGCAC